CCCGCCACTTATTGGCGGTATTTTTTTAAACGATAATAAACTGGCGTTGCCAGTTACAATCAATTTTACCGCTTATGAACTCTAGGAGGTTATATGGCAAATGCACAAGGTGTAAAACGTAAGGTTACGTTTGCAAAAGAAACAACATTTGGAGTACGTGCTGCAAAAGGTATTGGTAAAGTGATGTCTCGCACAGAAAGCTCACTGAACTCAACCTTTGATTCATTCTCAAGTGAGGAAATTCGAGAAAATATGCAACGCTCTCCATCCATTGTTGGATTTGAAAAAGTGGAGGGCGACTTGAAAGGTGAATTGTCTGCAGGTCAATGGTCTGATTTTTTTGCAGCCGCATTGCGCGGAACATGGACAGAAGCAAAATCGCCCGTATTAAAGAAAACTGGCACTGGGGCAGGTGAAAAACAAGGTAAATTACTCGTAATTCCTGAAACTGGCCATACAACTGATTCCTTTACGCTTGAAGACACCTTCGCCGATATTGGATTAAGTCGCATTTATACAGGTTGTCGAGTATCTAAAATTAGCCTAGATATTCAACCGAATGGTATAGCATCGATTGCGGTCACCTTTTTAGGACAAAAAGGCGAGGAGAGTCAAACTGCATATTTTACTGGTGCGCAGGAAGTGACTCAATCAGCTAAGGTTGCAGGTGTAAATGGGCAGCTGATGGTTAACAAAACCAAAGCAGCGTTAGTTACTGGTTTGAAGATGGACATTGATTTGAATGCGTCGAGTGAGGCGGTACTGGGCGCGAAATACGCACCTGATGTGTTTATTGGCACAGTGGCAATTAGCGGATCGTTTACGATGTATTTCCAAGATAAAACCATGATTGACGCGGTGCGTAGCGGCGCGAATCTTTCTCTTGCTTTAAGAATGGATGCTGAATCAGTCGACAACGGAGATTATTTAACGTTCATCTTGCCAGGCGTGAAAGCAACTTCTATTGAAATTGATGACGGTGCAAAAAACCTTATTCAAACCCTAAACTTTGATGCTTTCCCCGCGATTTATGATGCGGAAAGTACAATTGATGATGTATTAAAGAAACCAACAACACTCATCATTCAAGATTCATTAGCCTAAAGCGCGATGAAATTTAGTCATACTTTATAGAAAACAACCCCCGAAAGTTCATCACTTTCGGTTTTTTTATTTCAACCCAATTTATAAGGAAAACACAATGGACTTTTCTAAATTAAATACTGTTAAAGCCTCTGAAAATACTTATCGCTTTGAAGTTACTCACCCGATTACGGGGGAAGGAACTGGAGCAATGATTGATGTCTATGCCTCGCAAAGTGATGTTGTACAGCGTTTCCAATCTAACGTCTTACGCAAATTACAAAAGCAAGAATTTGAAAACCAGCGTACCCGAAAACCACAATTTAAAGAACTCTCTGAATTGAAATCGGAAGCTCTTGAAAACGCCATTGTGCGCGTAGCTAGCTGGGAGAATTTAGAATGGGAAGGAACTCCTCTTGAGTTTACCCCCGCCAATGTGAAAATGCTGCTTACCCAGTGTCCTTGGTTGGCTGAACAAATTATTGAACAGTCAGAAGACTTGGGAAATTTCTTGAAGGCCTGATCGAACATCTCTACGAGTTTGCTCAGGCAGAATTTCGTCTTGATAAACGACCAGACAATTCCAAAGCGACACAACGCGAGCATCTTCAAGTTATTGAGCAACAATTAGGTATAACGCCCGAAGAGCTAAATAACCCTCCGCTCAATATTGCGGTGGGTTATTTGCTTGAGTATTTTTATGCCGTATCCTCCTCCCGACAGTGCGGAATGTCCGCTAATCCTATTACTTTTAGTGAAATATTGGCATGGTCTCAATTGACTAATACTTCATTGGCAAGATGGGAGATTGAGGTGATTAAACGACTTGATATATTGTGGTTGAATATTCAAGCTGAATAGCTCAAGGTTTGGCTTGAGCCTTTTACTAAGGAATGAATATGAAAGAATTTACTTGGCAAGCCGACTGGAATATGAAGCGGAAAAAAAAGCCGAATGTAAATATAATTCGATTTGGTGACGGTTATGAACAGCGACAATCAGATGGCATTAATAATAACCTAAGGACTTACGATGTAGTCTTTAGTGGCTCAGAAGAAAAGATCAAGGCAATAGATATATTCCTTGATGAATGTCGTGGGGTGACAGCCTTTTCGTGGCAACCTTACGGAGATAAAAAAGGATTGTTTACCTGTGGTGAATGGGATGAAACCAAAAAAACAGGATATAGCACGCTAACAGCAACCTTTAAGGAAGTTGTTGCATAGAGGTAAATTATGGCAGATTTCGCACAATTAGGCATAGAGTTACGTTCTATAGGGGTTGATAAAGTTAATCGTGATATTCGTTCGGTGACGGATAACGCAAAATCTACTGAGCGCTCAGTGCAATCTCTTTTAGGCGTAATGGGTAAATTAAAAGCCTTAATGACAGCTGGATTGGGAATTCAAGGCCTTGGGCAATTTATTCAAATATCCGACAAAATGAAAACCCTTGCTGCCCAGGTGAAATTTGTCACTAATTCATTTGAAGAATATAAAGCTGTTCAAAGCCAGCTTTTCTCTATTTCACAACGTACTCGTGCTGATTTAGAGGCAACAACCACAATTTATGCTCGCTCTGCTCGAGCATTGAAAGATTACGGTTATAGCCAAGAGCGGATTCTAACTTTTACTGAAACGTTAAATAAAGCGATGGCAGTAGGTGGAGTGGGCGCACAAGAGCAGGCGAGTGCGCTTTTCCAGCTTTCACAAGCATTAGGTTCAGGTCGGTTACAAGGTGACGAGTTCCGTACTATTGCTGAAAGCGCCCCCATTATTTTAGATGTTGTTGCGCAATATATGGGGAAAACCCGTTCAGAAGTGAAACAACTTGCTTCTGAAGGTAAAATCACCTCTCAATTGTTATTTGAGGCTATTACAGGCGCAACTGAGAAAATTTCAGCAGATTTTGAAAAAATGCCTTTGACTTTTGGTCAGGCAATGACTCAATTGAAAAACCAAACACTTAAATTTGTTGATGATGTCGGTAATCGCAGTGGTATCTTTGATGGGATGGCTGCATCTGTCTCATTTTTAGCCAAAAATATTGACTATCTTTCGGTGGTGATTGGTTCGGTTCTGCTAGGACAATTAGGTAAAGCCTCTGTCGCAGGGATTAAGTCTGTATTAACTAAACGGCAAGAGGCTGTTGCGGCTTTAGAGGTTGCGCAGGCTACATCTGTTCAAGCTACGGCTGAATTAAGACTAGCACAAATACAAATGCAGTCTTTACGCGCCCAATTAAGTTTAGCTCAATCAGAACAAACAAGAATGGCGCTACGTGGTCAAATGGCCACCCAAGCCTCTCAACTTACAGTATTAATGAACGCAGAGAGAGAGGCAACAGAAAGGGCAGCGCTTGCTAAACAAAAACTATCTTTGGCTGGGCGAGCATCAAGTGGTGTTTTAAGTCTATTAGGTGGACCTATTGGACTGGTCACTACTGCGCTTACTTTAGGGGCGGGGGCATTTTATACCTGGAAACAAAATGCAGAGCAAGCCAAACAGGAAAATCTTGATTATGCGAAAAGTCTTGATGTGACAAGTGATGCGTTACAAAAATTGACCGCAAATCAGCTAGAAGCAATGAGCGCAAAATTGAAGCGTTCTATGGCAGAGCAGAAGAATCAAATTCAATCATTGATTGAAGAAAAATCAAGAATGGAGCGCGCATTATCGATTCAAATTAAAAGCATGGATGAGGATAACCTTTGGCAAAATCAATATGCACTGAAACACTATAATCAACTTCTTGAAGATTTAAAAATCAAGAAAGGCGAAATAGATTCAGCTAATCAGCAGTTAGCGAAGTCAGAGCGAGATTTAAAATCTATTGGTGCAGAGGAGTCAGTTCAACGTTTGAAAGAGAGTGTAGAAAAGCTCTATCCTGAATTACAATTTAATAAAGACAAATTTGTTGAGTTAAAACTTTCAACAGAAGACTTTAAAGATTTGTTACCAGACGCCAATGGTAAAATCTTAGGGATGGCTGATGCATTAGCTCAGGCGGCACAAAAAGCAAGATTGTTACTTAGCGGTGTAATTGGCGTAAAAGAAGAAACCGCAGGTATTGGCGCAGATGCTCAAAAGGTTATTGACGATCTTCGCCTTGATCGAAAAATTGCTAATGCAAAAACGCCGCAAGAAAGAGCAGCGGGAGAAACAGAAAAATATATTAAACGGCTTTCTGAGCAAGGCAAATATAGTAAGACTGAACTTGATGCAATCGAAAAAGAATATCAAGCCAATGCGTTAGCTAGAGAGAATAAGGGGAGTGGGAATAAAGTTGATTATGTCAAACAGTACACTGATCAAGTGACCCAACTCCAACAACGCCTAGCGGACATAAAAGCCAATCTGCAAGATGGTGGAATTAGCCAATATCAAGAGTTAAAAAAACTCACAAACGATATTGCTGCCAATGGTGAAAAATATGCGCACTTTGGTGCAGAAGGACTTGCTAATCTAAAACGCCTTGCCAGTGAAATTGACAGTGGGCAGCAGCAAGTTGCAATCCGCGATTTAGGTGACAATTACAAAGAGCAGATTGAGGCTCGACAATTTGAATTGACGCTTATTGGTCAAACAAGTGAAGCGGTAGATCAGTTACGTTTCAATCATCAACTAGAGCTCGAAACGGCAAAATTGCGCAAAGGCATGACGCAAGAAAATATTGCCTTACTTGAGCAGACGATTGATGAAATTAAACGCTTAAAAGAAGAACAAGCTAAACAAACCGCAGAACTAAAAAGCGATCCAGCGGCTGGATTTAGAGATGGTTTCCAAAAATTCCGAAACACGGCGGAAGATGTGATGGGCAACGTATCTCAAATCACGTTAAATGCGTTTAATGGAATGTCGGATGCCGTAACTGATTTCATATTAACAGGCAAAGGAAATTTCCGAGGCTTTGCACAATCAGTGATTAAAGATATCACATCAATGATTGTAAAGATGATGATTTTTGCATCACTCAAGGCGGCGTTCGCAGGAACATCTATTGGCAAATTTTTCGGGTTTGACTCAAAATATACTGGTGGACTCGTTGGATTTGATGAAGGGGGATTTACTGGCCAAGGAGGGAAATATACGCCAGCTGGTATTGTTCACAAAGGCGAATATGTCTTTACCAAAGAAGCAGTAAGCCGTTTGGGTGTGAATTACCTCGATCAGCTCAACTATCAACGCAAGGCTAAACCACAGGGCTACGCAAGCGGCGGTTCAGTGGGTGGATACGCACCAAGCACACCAATGAATGCGAATAATCGGGGCGTGAAGGTAAACATCATCAACAACGGTGAGCCAACAAATGCCAACGTGGAAACCAAAGAGACCAGTGGCGGCTTAGAAATTACTGTGGAATTAGTGCAAGCCATTGCTCGAAAAGAGGCAGGAACAATAATGCAACAAAATATGAGACCAGGTGGAATGTTCGCCTAATTTTAGGCGAATTTTCCATTTTGTGATCTTGTTCAATGTTTTTTTGATGTTTTCAAAATAAAATGCAACCGACCATATTTTCAGAGGAGGTTGCATGAAAAAATTATTATTAACTGGGTTAGCTTGCGCATTATTGGTAGGGTGTGCTCAAGAACCGTTAAAAAAACAAACAGCGTCAGGAAAAGCAGAGGGTGAATATCCCCAATATACACCTGAACAAGTTGCTGATGCGATTGTTCAACTTTGCAATGACAAAGGATATGTTATTGAAGAACAGGCTAAAAATTATGTTATTTGTTCAAAAGAAATGGAGGGAGGCGGAGCTATCATGATGCAAATGATGATCGGTAATTCGTACTCCACTACACCACAGTTAAAAGTTAGATATTCCATTAGTAAGTTTAGAAACGGAACAAAGGTTTGGGCTAATGCTTGGTCTGAATCTCAGATGGCTTTTGGGCAAATTAATAAAATGCAATTGGATAGCAATAACGCAAGAAATGAGCTCCAAGAAGTTCTTGATAAGAAATTACCCGCTTTACTTAAGAAATAATATTCGGTTACCTACAAACTCAAACACGAAGAAGCAGAGAAATTCAGAAATTTTATGAAAGAACACAGTGGTGTTTACCCATTTTATTTTAGGGATTCTGCACTTAATGGCGAGTTAGTGAAAGTGATATGTCCTAAGTTTCCTCGTCAAGTTGGCAAGGTGTACACGATATTTACTTGTGAATTTGAAGAGGTGGCTTAAAAATCCTTAAAGCAGTTTAAAAGAAATTTAGTCATTAAGTTGTGAAAATACATTTAACAAAGCAAGAGTGTGGAAGTTCTTCCACGTTACACAGAAAATTAGCATTGTTATGATTTTACAACGCAATCGAAAAAAACAAACCCCGAAGCGTTAGCAGCACTTCGGGGTTTTTATTTACCCCTTATTCCAAGTTTAACCAACTAAGGAGCAATTTTGATTAAGTATACACCAAAACATCAAGTTAAGGTAGGTGGAAAAATGAGTGAAAAAGATGCAGGCATTGCAGGGAAAATGCTGGCAAGTGCAGCAATTATTGCAGCGGTTGGTTTTGCCATTGGCGCAGCGTGCTTCGGGATTAGCTTTATTCTATGAAAAAATGCTAGAAGTAATTTCAAAAGAACCTATTGCGCGCAGATTCGCTTATACAGTGATTATTTGCTTATTTATAGCGGTGATTTGGTGGAAGTTGCCTGATGTAATTATGGCATTCAAATAGTTTCTACTAAAAATAAATAAACAGAATTATTGTATCAATTGTAGATTGAACTTTCATATTTTATCCCCACATAGAGGCAAGTACAAAGTTTCATAAGGGGTAAATGATGAAAAATTGCGTTGTAATTGTTAATAAATCGGCATTGGAGCTTTTATGCAAGAATTATCCTCAATTTTCATTGAGAAAATGGTTTGATGTACAAAGCCAACAATTTTTGATAACTATAGAAGAATTGAGTAGGAATTATTCAAATGTCATTTGTTATTATGGGTTTGAAAAGTCTAATGAAGTTCATTTTACCTATAGTGGATATTTTCAATTGACAAACTTTTTTACTCGTCACCGGATTGAATTTTCATTTTCTGAGACAGAGATGGAAGCATTAAATCAGCCTCTATTAGGATTCTAATTGACATCAGGAAATCAGCGTAGTAACATTCCCCCCCATAGGTGTCGAAGCCTGAAACCAAAAGCGGAAGTCCGCACCCGATAGCATAGCGGTTTTTTTATGCGTAAAATTTGTGATCTCGTTTAGTTTTATTGCCATTAAGACTTAACACGCATAAATCCAATTTCATCTATGCCGAGCGGGTGACTAATACAATACCCGCAAGGGGAATACGTCCAGCTGACTTTTGGCAGCCTTCGAACCGCTCGGCGCCCTATATGGGTAAATCTCAATATCGAAGATACACCAAAAGGAGACATTCTATGTCTAATCAATCTCAACTCTCTACATTCAACTTTGAATCAAATTCTATCCGCACTTTAGCTATCAACAATGAGCCTTGGTTCGTTGCTGTTGATATTTGTAGAGCGCTTAATTTAAGCAGTCCATCAATGGCTATTGCCAATTTAGATGATGATGAAAAATATACCCTAAGTTTAACTGAGGGTATCGAAGGAATCGGTAAACAAGTTCAAGAATTGAATTTAGTTTCCGAAAGCGGAATGTACACTTTGATCTTACGCTGCCGTGATGCAGTTAAAAAAGGAT